TTGTTTTACACGGGGGGGGGGTGGGGTGCAGATACCGTAATACACCTCGTCGCTAATGGTATCGACTGTATCGGTTACATGGGTGTGAAGCAGTCGGTACGGCGTTCGGAAGATAGGAAATTGTCATTCTTCAATATACGAACAGAAGCCTATTGGCGGTTCCGTGAAGCCCTGAACCCAGCCCAGCCGCAAGGATCGACGATATGTCTACCGCAAAGCCCGACGCTGGTAGCGGATTTGTGCGCACCGACCTACGAGATTATCGGTAGCAATGTCGGCGGCAAGGTGAAGGTCGAATCTAAAGAGGATGTTTGCAAGAGACTGGGGCGGTCAACCGACGAGGGCGACGCCGTTGTTATGGCGTGGTTCGACGGCGTGCGCGGCGCCAACATCGCGGGCGGCTGGAAGAACTTCGGGGCGAACCGCAATCCGCAAGTAATCATGAAGAATCACAGGACATAGGGGGCAGACATGGGCGACATGTTCGGAGGGGGTAAAAAGGTTTCAACACCGACGATATTGACGCCGGTCATGCCGGCGACGGATACGGACACGATAGATAAGGCCAGGAAGAAGGCGGCCGCCGCTGCGATGGCGCAGAGCGGTAGAAGTAGCACTGTTTTGTCCGGTTCGGATGGGCTGAAATTGGGAGGGGGATAGCATGAGCGTAATGAAGGATGTATTACCCGCAATATTTACCGGCGGCTTGTCGTTGCCTTTCACGATGCTGTCAGGCGATCAGAAGGAACCGAAAACGCCGACGGTAGTTCAGCCCAACGTAATGCCGCAAGCTGATTCCGAATCGGTGAACAACGCTCGCAAGAAAGCGGCACTGGCACTACAACAAACCAAGGGGCGAGCCAGCACTATGCTTTCGGCCAACGATGATGCACTCGGGGGTTAGGTGAGTACCGAATATCTCACACAACAAGGCGGACAGCTATTCGAGAAGCGCAGTTCCCTGCTTGCGTTGTGGCAGCGCATAGCCGAGAACTTCTACCCCGAACGGGCGGATTTCACCACTACCCGCAACATCGGGCGGGAGTTCGGGGAATGGCTGACTACAGGCTACCCGTTGCTCGCACGCCGGGATCTGGGCAATGCGTTCGGGACCATGTTGCGTCCAACAAGCAAGAACTGGTTTCACATCCGCACGACGAACTGGGAAGCACTCGGCACCGAAGCGCGAGCATGGCTTGAGATGGCGGAGAACCGCCAACGCCGTGCGATGTACGCTCGCACCAGCCAGTTTGCCCGGGCTACCAAGGAAGGCGACCATGACTTCGCGGCGTTCGGTCAAACCGTCATACAAACCACACTCAATTCACACGGCAATAGCCTCTTGTACCGTTGCTGGCATTTGCGGGATGTTGCCTGGATGGAAGACGAGAACGGCGCGATCGGTACCATTTACCGCAAATGGAAGCCAACAGTAGCCGACCTGATGCGCTTGTTCCCGGGCAAGGTACATAAGAACGTATCCGACAAGATGGAAAAGCAACCCTACGACGAGATAGAGGTGTGGCACTGCATCGTTCCGTCGGACGCCTATCCGAGCGATGACGGCAAGAAATACAACACGCCATTTCTTTCGGTTTACCTGGACGTAGCCAACAAACACAAGATGGAAGAGGTAGGCGTACTCAACATGGAGTACACCATCCCCCGTTGGCAGACAGTAAGCGGTTCGCAGTATGCCTATTCCCCGGCTACCGTGGTAGCCATGCCCGACGCCCGCTTGATTCAGGCGATGACCGGCGTGCTACTGGAAGCAGGCGAGAAGGCGGTATCCCCGCCTATGGTCGCCGTGCAAGGTGCCTTGCGTTCCGATCTTAACATCCTGGCAGGCGGCGTAACCTGGGTTGATATGGAATACGACGAACGGCTCGGTGAAGCCTTGCGGCCAATCACGCAGGACAAGAGCGGCATACCGCTGGGTCTAGAGATGTCCCAGGACGTGCGCCAACAGATAGCCGAAGCCTTCTACCTGAACAAGATCGCCTTGCCCGCACCGGATGGCGACATGACAGCCTACGAGGTAGGGCAGCGGGTGCAGGAGTATATCCGCCAGGCCATGCCGCTATTCGAACCCATGGAACCGGAATACAACGGCCCATTGTGCGAAAACACTTTCGAATTGCTGATGCGTTCCGGCGTGTTCGGATCACCGTTCGACATGCCGGAAGAACTGCATGGGGTCGATTTCCAGTTCGTGTTTGAGTCGCCTTTGCACGACGCGATAGAACGCGAGAAGGGGCAGCGGTTGCTCGAGGCGAATTCGATGATCTCCCAGATCATGCCCCTAGACAAAACCGCCGTATATATCCTGGACGCCAAGAAAGCATTGCGCGATACCTTGCAGGGAACCGGCGTTCCGGCTTCCTGGCTGAACTCTGAAGCCACCGTGCGGCAACTCGCGGAGAAAGATCAGCAAGCCCAACAAACCGCTGAACTGCTCGCGCAAATGCAAGCCGGCGCCGACGTGGCCGCCACGGTATCCAAGGCGAACTCGCCCACGGGTGCGGGCACGCCGGGGCTCGGACTGGGGGCCGCGCCATGAGCAAGCAGCCCGACGTTTTCCTACCCGTCAAGTACGACATTGCCGACGTAGCGGCATTGCAGGCCGTCATGGCCGGTACCGCTACCGAGCAACAGCAACAGCGGGCGATGGGCTGGATCATATACAACGCCTGCGGTACCTACGAACTGGAATACCGCACCAATGAGAGAGATCATGCCTTCGCTAGCGGACGGCGGTTCGTCGGCTTGCAACTGGTGAAAATGTTGAAACTGAATAAAGCGATTTTGAAGGATAAGGGTTAGGTTTTAAACACAAAAAGGAGACAACCATGAAAGGATACTACCGTGTTCCGTTTCGCCAAGTTTACTGTGAAACCCTGCGCACATGGGCCGCAGCGGTTATTTTATGCCACGTTGTCTACCGGCTCGCACCGCCGGTCTTACCCGCGTTACCGGCCGTCTAATGACCACCATAGCATGGGACGGTATGACCCTCGCAGGGGACAGACAAGCCACCTGGGGCGGTACACCGACACTTACTACTAAAGTATTTAAGGTCAAGATAGGTAAGAAGAAATACCTCGTAGGCGCGGCGGGTAACACGGGCGACTGTCAAGCGTTCGTGGATTTCGTTAAGGGCGGTTTTAAAGGTGAACCGAAGTACCAGGAGTTTACCGGCATAGCGATAGACCAAAGCGGATGTATGCGCGTATACAGCGAGAACCCAAACCCGTGCGTACTGAACCCCAAATTCTGGGCGATCGGTTCCGGCGGCGATTACGCACTCGGCGCCATGGCACACGGAGCTACCGCCGCCGAAGCGGTACTCATCGCCACGGAATTGGATGTGAACACCGGTTTAGGAGTTGACACAGTATCGTTTTAAACACAAGAGGAGTTAACCAATGGTAGACACAGTAATAGACCCGGCACCAGAAACTACAGCACCTACTACCGCAGCACCGGAAAGCACTACACCAACCACAGCCGCACCAGAAAGCACTACACCGTCAACGGCGGCACCCGCAACGGCAGCCCAGGCCGCAGAACCGAAAGCCGCACCCGACGATTGGGCAACTTTGCGCGCGAAGATAGCCGGCGAAGACGAGAAGGTGCTGAAACGACTGTCGCGCTACGGCACCCTGGAAGAAGCGATCAAGGCGGGTGTAGAGGCGCAGAACAAGATCGGGTCGGTCAAGGCCGCCAATAAACCGGGCAAGGACGCAACCCCCGAAGAAATGGCCGCCTACCGGGAAGCGAACGGGATCCCCGAATCGCCGGACAAGTACGAAGTGAACCTGCCCAACGGCATAGTGGTAGGGGAAGCGGACAAGCCGTTCCTGGACGCCTTCCTGAAGACCGCGCACGAGGAGAACCTGACGCCCGCGCAAGTGAACAAGCTGGCCGCCACTCAATTGGAACTGAAGGAAAAAGAGGTCCAGGCCCGTGCCGAGAAGGACGCGCAATCGCTCGAGGAAGCACAGAAGGCACTCAACAGCCCGGAAGTATGGGGGAGTGAAGCCAAGCTCAATATAAACATGATTACAGGCTTGCTCGATACCGCCCCGAAGGGAGTCAAGGAACAACTGCTCGGCGCGCGTATGGGCGACGGCACGCCACTGGGCAACCATGTCGATACGCTCAAATGGCTGGCATCGATCGCACGCGAGCGTAACCCACTGGCAACCGTTGTACCGGGATCGGGCAGCAACGCACAGCAAGCCCTCGAAAGCGAGATAGACAAGTTTAATATCATGATGACGGACACTAACAGTGCGTACTGGAAAGGGCCGACCGCTGAGAAGAACCAGGCCCGTTACCGCGATTTGATAAACGCGAAAATGAACTGGGATAAGAAAAAGTAACAAAGTAAATACGGCTACAAGTAAAACTTGATATTTGAAAGTTTTACTTGTAGTATCACTGCTAATACCGCTGTAAGGCCCCAGAAAGGGAGCACGCCGATCCTCTTAACGAGGGCACCCGGAAGCAAACTCGACGGATACCCCTGAAAGACAGGTAGCGAAGAAACCTTCACTAAACCTCTTTTTAGGAGTAATCCAAATGGCTGAGAGCGCTTTCCAGGTACAGTACCGCCAGGAGTTCATAGCTGGCTTCGAGCAACGTCAATCCTTAGTACGTCAAACAGTAACGACCGAAGCGACCATCAAAGGTAACCAAGCTACGTTCCTCGTAGCGAGTTCCGGCGGCGCCACTGCGGTTACACGCGGTTTGAACGGTATGATTCCCGCCCGCGCGGACAGTCTGACCCAAACCACTGCTACCCTGGTGGAATGGCACGATCTGGTCCGTAAAACCGATTTCAACGTGTTCGCTTCCCAAGGCGATCAACGCGCGATCATGCAGGAAACCACAATGGGCGTTATCAACCGGAAGGCCGACCAGGACATCATTACCGAACTTAACACCAGCACGGTAGATACCGGTGCCGCAGCCACCGCGAGCCTGTCCCTGGTTATGTACGCCTACACGATTCTCGGGAACAACCAAGTGCCGTTGGATAGCAATATCTCCGCACTCATCACCCCGGCGTTCTATGCGTACCTGATGCAAACGAAGGAATTTACCAACGTCGATTACGTGAACAACAAGCCTTTCAGCGGCCAGAACATGATGTTCCGCTGGGCGAACGTGAACTGGATCGTTCACCCGAACCTCCCGGGCTACGGTACCAGTGCCGAGAAGTGCTTCATGTACCACAAATCGGCGGTTGCGCAAGCTATCGACGTGAAGGGTATCGAGAACGTGGTCGGATACGACGAAGAGCAAGCCTACTCGTACGCCCGTTGCTCCATGCACATCGGCTCGAAGACCCTGCAAGGTACCGGCATCGTTGTTATCAACCACGACGGATCGGGCTACGCGGCTCAGTAATTAGGCGGCACCCTTGACGGGGTGCCTTCCTGAACCCCATTTCAGAAAGGAGTAACAAACATGGCATACGATTCTTCAGTCCTTAACATGGTTTCCTACGGCCCGATCGCCACGGGCTCGCGCAAATGGACTCACACTTCCGCCGACACTGGCGCGACGGTTGATACGACCGGCTTTATTACCGACGGCGGGAACCGCGGTATGAAAGTGGGCGACCTGGTGGAACACACCAATACCGGTACAAACATCGTTACACTGCACCGTGTAATGACCGTGAGTTCGACAGCCCCCGGTGCCGTTGACTTGAGCGATACCACGACCATTGCAAGCGGCACCAACAGCGATTAAAACTTGATGTTTTACAAGGAATAGTGCTACCATTGGCGGGCGTAGAGATATGCCCGCCCTTTTTATTCCAGGAGCCTGATACATGACAAG